TGCGCGGGTTGACCTTTAGATGCTCTAATCATTACTTTTTTGCCATTTAACTTTGACAATAATTTTTCTTGAAGATTATTTTTAGCAGTTTCTGTTGATGTAGCTATTTTTCTTTCAAAATCGGTCACATCAAAACTCGGACTATATTCATTAGAACTATCCTGTCCAGATGATTGCACATCTTGTTGCGTGGGCTGTGGTGATTGAGCGGCAGCTTGTTGAGGTTGCGCAGTAGGTTGCTGTACATCCGCTTCATATAATAATGATTTTAATTTAATCATATTTTTTTAGATTTTAATGCTTTCTTAGCTAATCGGATAAGCACTTCATAGTGTTCTACTTCTTTTTCGTCTTCTTTTGCTGCGGCAATTTCTTTTCTTCTATTTAAAATATATAAATCGTTTTTATTAACGCCTCTATGCTTAGGATCCTTTACGACATCGGGGTTAGTTTCTAGACCAACCGGAACTATTTTTGGAGTTTCGTCATTATCGGCTTCTTCTAAAGTACCGTGAGACTTTCCTACAACTTTGTGGCCAGGCAATGAAGTAGTAGCAATATCTCTGCGATCTTTACCGAACGCATATGGAGTAGAAGGACCAGACACTCCACCGGACACACTGGCTTCTTCCATTGATTCCTCACCCAATTCTTTTAAAGTTTTCTTAATAAAATCTTTAATTGCGGATTTCATTTCTCCAGTGACCAACCTCTTTCCAGTTTTTGTTGAATATAAAGCACCATCTTTGCCGACTTTGAATCTGGCCATTCCTCCTACATTTTCGCTATTTGATTTTTTCATACAATTTTATTTTTTACTTCTTTTAGTAACTCATACCCTAGTAAAATTGCCATTATATGGTTATCTTTTACTCCTTTTGATAATTTAACTTTGTCTAATTGATTGACCGTTTCGTTGATTTTGATTTTAACGATATCATTATCAATTTTATCTTTAACTTCCGTTAATTTATTCTTAAGTTTTATAAATTCTCCTAAAACTATTTCATTTAAATCATTTGTATTTGAAATGTTATTGATGTATTCTCTTAGAATATTTTTTTGGTCATCATCTAAATTTTTATATTTCTCGTTCATTGAATCCAACAAAATCTTATAACTTAGAATTCTAATATCTTCGTTTTGTTGTTTATATAAATTAATCAAGGACTCATCGGTTTTCTTAATATTCTTTTTACATTCACAAAGATACTCTGTTATACAATTCCGAGATTGAATCACTTCATTGATATCAAACTTATTTGTTTTATTTGTAGTATCTTCAAATAATTTATATATAGAAGCGTGAATTTTATAATTTTTAATACTAGATTTTAAGAAATCTTCAATAGAATAAGTGTCTTTGATTTCTTTAATTAATTCGTATTTTTCTTCAGATAATTTTTTGCCATTCAACCGAAGCCTTTTACTTAATACAATATTAATATATTTATCTGCTTGAGATTCATTTTTAACTTTCTCATTTAAAAGAAAGTGATATAGTTGCCATTCTTTTCCGAGTTCTTTATTTTCGGAGAAATATTTAAATAATATATCCTTGGCTTCTGATTTATCTTTGTTCGCAAGGATATCCGCCGTAATTTGTCTAGTTAATAGTTCAAATAATATCCCCGTATTTCTAAACTTGGAATGCTTAGGTTTACTCATATTCGTTTAATTAATAAATATATAATACTTTGATTAAAATGTTATATTTGTTATATTTTTATTTATATTTTACTTATAGTATGTTACTTTCGTCCAAATACGACTTGCGCGACCCTGTTTTATGGACATTTTCATTCAATAAATCAGCTTTATCACTTTCTAGACTAGTCAGATACTTGTTTAAAGATTCAAAATTTAATGGTCCAGTATTCTTATATGAATGACGAATAGGATCCGTATCATTTCTTGTACTGAAACTTAATTTTCCTATTTTATCTTCACCAAATGGATAATCCGAGGATTTCTTCTTGCCTTTCTGAGACGCTCTCACATAAGGTCTTTTAAGTTTCTCAGATACAGGACCAGGGGCGGCAGGTGTTTCCGCTGGCGCCGGAGCTTCAGGAGCTTCAGATGATTCTCCTTCAGCGGGAGGCTCCTCTCCTCCCGACTCGTTGCCACCAGCCGAAGCAGATTCATCGCCTTCTGGCTTAATTTTATCAAAAGGTTTAGCAGGATCATTGCCTTCTTCTTCAATTTGTTTAAATCTATACGATTGTTTACTATCATCTATGATATCATTAGTTAATTTAACGATGTCATCCTCAGACATATGGAATATTTTATCATAAATCCATTGTTTACTAAACAATTTTTGCTCCATCATATCCTTAGCTACACTGATTTTATCTCCCCATGATTTAATCTTCTCAGTTTCAAATATAACAGATGGATTTGTAAGTTCTAATTTAAAATCTACCAATGCAGAATCTTTGTATCCTTGTGAATATAAATGAACGATAGCCATTTTATTCAATTCACTTACTAATATTCTTTGAACTCTTAATATTGTTTTAGCAAATCTAACATCTTCTTGGGCTAATGTGGCTTTACCACTCAAATCTTCCTCATATGTTAAAAATGCTTTGGGGATCTTTAATGCAGCCATCATCTTATTTCTAAGATATTCAATATCATCAATACCTGTAAACTCCATACCTTGGAGCGGTTCTATACTAGTTCCACTATCACCGCCACGAACAGGTAGATAAAAGTCTTCTGCCATGTTTTGAAGATTAAATTTTAAATTGTAATCACCCGTTTTTTCATCGATATATGGAGTCTTTTGCATTTTAGCCATCAATTTCTCCATATAGGTATCAATTTCTTGGGGCGGTAAATTACCCACATCAATCTTAAATATACGTTTCTCAGGAGCACGCATTACACGATGAATTAACATTGCGTCTTCCATCAAACTTAATTGCTTCCATACACGTCTCCCATTTTCAATCATACTCTTTCCATATGGAAGAAAATTACTATCGCTTAACATTCTGAAATGCGCCATTTGATAGTTCTCAATATTTTCAATCTTACCTCCCTCAGGCAAATTAACTTGGAACTTAACATATGCCTTATTATCTAAATTACTATTCTCAACTCTTGTTACATTATAAGCACTCATCGGCTCCACCATGTAAATACCAAATTCAGGAGATATATGTAATTTTAAATAAAAATCCCCATACTTAACTAAATTACGAGTCCATGACCACAAATTAAATTCTATATTAAGAATATCATAAAACAAATTTTCAAGAATCTGTTTTATATTATCATTCTCAGAATGAATAGTTAATATAGAACCCAATTCGTTTTTAGTGATGCAGTTATGAGTAAATAATTTAGAATTGTCTTTAGTTTCTATAGCATAAATATGAGTGGTATTTCCAACGTTTACTAAATCATAAGCATCGTATTCTTCTTGTAATAATTCAATTGATACAATTCTATGATTAGTAGATTCAACCAAATCTCTTATCCCTGTATATCCTTTTTTAGTAATAAACTTAAATAATTCATCGTTGGATATATTAAAATGTTCACTTACACAAGTTAAATTTCTATATATATTTTTTCCTGAATTGAGTTCATTTATAGCCACATTTTTGACATTGGATATATTTATTTTAGTATCCAAAACATTACTTCTCAACTTGTATGGCAACATATCAATTTTTTTGATATCATATTTTTTACATATTAATTTATTTAATTTCAAAGTATTGTTTCTACCTAAATTATATTTATTTTGAATACATTTAAACGACATTCCATTAATTATATCCATTTCATAATCAGATATATTAATGCAATCCAACGAAGTAAAGTTTTTCCATCTTCCATTTCTATCTCCTGAAATTTTATTTCCATTTTCAAACATTCCGTTCTTATCTCCTTTACATCCATACATTAATTTTTTCTCTTCTAAAGACATTGACGCAATCTTAGCTTTCATTACTTCTCTTTGATGATTGGCTTTCGCTTCTCTTACTTCAGGAGTCCAATATTTCTCATGAGCTTCTATAATTTTTGTCTTATATTTATGAGTTTTTGTAGTATCCGACCATAATTCTTTGTTAAAATCGGAATGTAATTTACGATGGTCAGTATAATCCATCCATTTTAAACAATCTGGAGCATTATTTAATTTATTGAATGACGTATGATGAATAACTTTGTTTTTAGAATTTAATGTATTTTTTTGTTCTATCAACGTATTAATAGAATTAGCAACTATTCTATGTGTATATTTCCATTTACCATCTCCATCTTGAATCATTTCATATCCGTTCATAAATTTATTTGCGGATAATTTTGTTTGCATAACTTTTAAACTATCTCCAAATTTTAATTTATCTGTACAAATAACCTCATTATTTGATAATACCCATTGATGGTTTGCCGTACACTTAATCTCCGTATTATCATCCAATGTTATTTTATACATCCGTTTTTTACCGTTATAAGCAACTCGTTCACATATTTCTGGTTTTAAATTCCCCTCGTTATTTATAGAATATACCCAAAAATTCTTTTCGTTTCTATTATATAGATCTTTTATTTTTACTTTATCTCCGTTTAAAAGAGGAATAATGGTTTCTCCATCCAAACACTCATCTGCGTAAATATCTAATGCAGAAGCTATTATGGGATCCATGTCCATTGTATCGTAATCTCTAAATAATTCAATTCTGGATGCTTGATAACTAAGTGAGAAGTCTCTGCTATATTGATTGAAGGCTGACGTTCTGACTCTATTAAATCTATCGCGCAATGTATTTCTATCGGTTGCATACATTGCTTCGTCGGTATCTACAACTTTTAATTGTTTACCGCCGATATTTCTTACAATTACGTCTGTGCTAAACAACTTTTTAAGTCTAGCAAATAACGATCTCTGTTTTAAATTTTGAAATTCCTGTGATGCCATATATTAATAAATAGTTATAATAACCAGTTTAAACCTTCATTTTTATTTCCTACTACGGATGTTTGAAATGTCCATGATTTTGCTGCTTTTTCATTTTGGAGAGTAGCGGATTTATGATTAATGTTTTCATTTTTCTTTATGCCGGATAATAATACTCTATTAATATCCATAGTTTGTTGTCTTAATCGTAGGGCAGTATCTCTCGTCCACAATCCAATGCACATGCTTATGATCAAATCATCATTATAGCTTCTCATTGCTTCCGCTTTACCATTATTCCATACAAACACACTCAATTCATCTAAAAATCTATTAGATTTTATAATTAATCCTTTTTCACGCATTAGCGTATCCATTTTAGATATAGTTAATGGACGTGTTTTTGTACTATTGGTAAAACCGGGGATTAATTTTTTATCTTGTGTGTTCAATCTATTAGTCATATGTTGTTCAACATCGACGTATTGCATATCATTACTACTATAGAATAAATTTTGATAGTTTCTATCTATTATTTGTTGCAAAACGGCCCATCCGTATGATGCATTTTCGACGATGAGTAGGGCATTGTTATATTCTGTGGCAACGGCTACTAACATATTCCCAAATTCTTTTGTTCCTATAGATCCCTTATACTCGGCTACTTGCGTTAATGACTCAGGATCTATAACTTGAAAGGCACTATAATCATTACCATCACCACGAGCTACGTCAGCACTTATAAGATAATTTTTACTATAATCAGGTCTTTCCCATATCCAGAAACCATTATCACCACCCCTGATCTCAACGGGTTCCGATGTTAGTTTTCTATATTCTTCAATTAAATTCATTTCTATAACTGTATTACCAGATGATAAAAATTCACAATCACACTCTTGTGCGGCTCTCTTCATGCCTAATTCAGCCGTCTGTCTATCACGCCATAACTGATCTCTTTCAGGATGTAAACTCCATTTTAAATTGATTGTATTGAAACTATTTCGTTTTGCTTCCGCATCTACCCACATTTTATGAAATAAATTACCTACGCCATTTGGAGTAGAAAGTAATATAGCTCTACCACCAGTAGCCATTGTTTGTTGTGCGGAGGTCCATACCTCTTCAGCATTTTCAATGAACGCACATTCGTCCATTACCAATAAATATGCACTAAAACCACGAGAACTATCTGCTGCTGATGATGCTGCTAATACCCGTGATTCATTTTTCAATTTTAATGACAATCTATTATCCTCAACGGTGGGAACTTTTAACCAACTTGGAAGATTGTTATTAGCTAATCTAATTTTGGATACGATTTCTTTAGATGTACTTTGAACCGTAGATAATATTAATACATTCTTGCCGGGATTAAATATCATAGTCCACAATGCATATGCAGATACTAATGTACTAATACCCATTTGTCTTGATTTTAATACAATATTTCTATCATTTTTAATAAAATCATCTAAGGTATTTTCTTGAAAAGGATATAATTCAAATGGGATAATACCGCGAGTTTGATGTTGAATTTTGACATACTTCTTCATGAAATACATCGGTTCTAGAAAACATTTTTTATATTCTTCTTTGATTACTTCTCGTAAATTCTTAGGATCACTTGCCATATAATTTATAAAGAATTAACCATTTGTATGGCTTTAAGTTTATTTTCCCCTTTAGGAGTTCCTTCTTCACCTGAAGTAACATGAACCATAGATTTAAAAAGTCCTTTGATTCTATTCAAAGATCTTGGATTTTTTAATTTTGATTTAAAATCTTCTAACATATCTTCGAAAGAACCCGTCACATTGAAATTTGTAAATAATGTATTGACATCATTCCAATTATGTGAGGACCATACTTCTTTTCTATCCAATTGTTTTAAGTTTGAATCTAAAGTTACTATCCGCAATGACAATCCTTGCGTAGAAAGATTAAATTCATATTCTTGGTTATCCTTTAACTCGGGTAAATTTGATATATGTAATCTATCAAATACATCAGATGGATCTTCCTCTAATAATATTGCTTTTGCAAGACCTATTAATAACCCTTGTTTTTCGGCGGGAAGATCTAGAAAAGTCTTTCTATAGTTACTCTCTGTTTCTGATGTGGTTATGATATTATCGATCTGAACGGTTTTATCAGGAAATCCTTCTATAGGAAAATTAACGATAACTATCTCGCCTGCAATCATAGATTTTCTACCAGCATATTTGCCAGATGAAAACGGAACGGACACATCATCCGATAAAGAATTGATGTGATCTCTAAACATTTCTTTTAATTTCTTTATACTGATATCTGTTCTATCTATATGAATTATTAGGTCTATATCACCATGATCATGTTTTATAGTTGTATTATATGAGCCAGAAATCTTTGCACCTTTAAATGCAGGAAAGTTCTTCAATACTTTTTGAATATAACTTTTGAAAGTAGGATCTACAGCGGATCTTGGAATTCTAGAAGCTCCTGCAGCGCCTGATTCCGTTAATCTTCTATATGTTATTAAATTAGAATCATCTGGTAAAAACTTACCTTTTAAATCCAATCTTTCCTTATTTTTAATCCAATAATCTTGTAAATCTAAAGGAATGTCGGTTCTGGTAGAATCAAGTATCTTCAAGTATCTATCAATGATATTGTTATATTTGTTTTTGTCAATATTCTTTTTTAAGAATTCATGTAATTTGAAATAATTACTAAGAGTATCCGCATCAATTGAAAATCCATATAATTTATTTAATAACTCAATTGCTTCTACAGGATTATTGGCAACCATTTCACCAGTTTCTTTATTTTTAACACCGTAATTATGACCAAATGTATACCCCGCTTCACCAAATAATGATAACATTAATTGAGTGCGGTGTAATCCCTTCACATTATCCTTATATACATCGGAATAATAAGCGAATGTAAGCCAGTCAACATTTCCGAAATTTAAATCTATTTGAACAAATTGAGTAGTTTTATTTCCCTTTTCATCATATTGTGGAAATTTGCAAAATAATGAACCGGTACTGCTTCCCTTGTCATCCACGATTAACTCAGACGATTTATCATTTATATTTTTAGCTATAAAAAATAACACCGCTCTACGACTCAACATTTCATCTGTAGCACTTCGGGCTTTACTTTTATATTTTGCAAAGACCGCATTATATTGATTTTCATCAATACCTAATTCTTTTAACTTGGGACTTCCATCATCATTAAATATATTTTTAGAACTTATAGCCAAATCTATATCACCTGATAAATCTTTTTTACCTACAGATCCTAAAGTCTTATATCCATTCAATATATTAGGAAAATATTTATTTACTTCCTTATTAAATGACTTTAATGTATTAGGTATATATTCTTTTTTAATAGAATCAGTGTCATCAAACACATTACCGCCTTCAAATAAAAGTGTTAATTTCTTGGAAAGAACTGGGTATATTCCGTCAAAAAGATATTTGGATAATTCATTCATATGTATAATAAATAGTCTATATAACTCTTATTTATTGAGATTATTTACGAGTTTCACGCCGTGATACTCATTCGGTCTTCCATTTTTATACTTTTTAATAAAATTCTTTTCGATCTTTTTAATTGATTTTACATCAACGATTAATGTTTTCAATTCTACTTTAATATCAGACAATCTATCTTTTACTAACTTTAAATCTTTCTCCGCATCACCCTTGATTTTCTCCAATGTCCCACTGTTATCAGACCACACTTCCATATCAGAAGTACCATCATCATTGAAAAATTTAAGATCTTTATTGTTACTATTTTCACACCATTTTATAGTTTCTATCAATTTTGATTTAAAATCCGTCAATTTTCCATTCAAGTTAACTAAATCTCGATGTCTTATAAAATTAGTATAAAGTCCTTTAAATTTAAGAAACGTCTCAAATTCAATAAAACAATCATAACATTTACGAGTTTTAGGCCAAACTTGTCTATCATGTCTATTACCCCACCTGACATCCGTATTACAAAACATACATCTTTCTTCATTAATAATAGTAGCTTTCAAAGAAATAGGCGATTTAACTCCATTCACCTTTTTCCATCGTTTGCCACTAATATCTACCCACTCATCACCTTCTTTTTTATCGGCTAATTCATATGATCCCATTAGAGATACTTGTGTGAAAGGTCTTTCGCCGTTAACATAATCTCGAATAATGCTTAAATTTGATTTTCCTGATGTTCTTTTCATAACTTTAATTATAATTATACTATATACTATTTAAAATATTATTATAATCCTTCACCTGCTTTATTTAATTTAACCCATTTAATTAATTCTTTTCTTAACTTTTCAAGTTGTTTTGTAATGTGCAATGTTGATTGACCTTGACTATCTAATCTATCAAATTCATCCTCTAATTTTTTAATCTGAGATTCTATCTTAGAAATCATCGCTCCTTCTTTGATGAAAAATTTAAATTCTGTGATATAATCCTCTAATATTTTATCTATTTTCTTATTCATTTAATATAAATATGTGTATATAAAAGAAAAAACCTCACGTTTTTTCGTGAGGTTTTTTCGTATTACTTTTTAAGAATTAAGATCCAAATATCGCTCCGCCGGTGGGCAATATATTGAAATCAAGTATTATAAACTCTGCTGTCTTTGCAGGTTGTAAGTATATTTGACCATACAATTGATTATTATCAATAATATCAGCGGTATTGTTGGTTTCATCCATTACTACTTTATAAGCATACAATCCACTGCGTTGTTGTACACTTTCTAAATAAGGATTGACGATACTTAAGAATCTATTACGAGTTGTTGCGACGTTTTGTTCAAATACCAAATATTTTGAACTTGAAGAAATAAACTTCTTAAGAGCGATTAACAATCTACGAACATTGATTCTGTCGAGAGCACTGTGTTTGATCTGAAGAGTCTTTTGACCCCATACACAAATGCCTTGTCCCGGGAATGATGCAATTGGATTAACTCTTCCTAGATATAAATTATCTCTATCAGCGATAGTCAATCTATCAAGAACACCTGTAGCTTGAGGAATACCACCACGATTCAAACCTGCTGGAGCAAACCACTCGGCGCTAGCAGCATCATTTGAAGCATATATAGCAGGCATCAACACAGATGGGGGAAGATTTACGATTTGATTGATATTAGTGTCCAATACCTTCAACCAAGGATAGTAGGTTCCGACATAATTACTATCAATTGTACTTACATCATTAATAGCTGCGGTTATCATATCAACTGGTTGATTTGTATTTGGGAATACAATATTATCCATGATATAAAAACAATCACCACGTTGTTCACACAAATCGATGCCTAGTTGAGCAACATAACTATGTAAACTATGGAAAATACCAGGAGTTACTAGTAAGTTAATATCAAATTGATCAGCATTACTCAATGCACCTAAACATTGATTGTATGCCACACTTCCAGCGGTTGTGCTTGTAGCACAATTAAAACCTTGAGTATTACCGGCAATAATATTACTTCCAACATTAATTGGAATTGCGGGTGATTGACCATCAAATCCACCTTGGAATCCAAGAACAAACTTACGCATCTTAACATATGTTGCTTCATTAGCAGCACTATAAGTATAAGGAATTGCGTTGAGAGTGCCAGCACTTTGACTGAGGAATGATGAAATTCCTACTGTACTTGTAAATGGCAAGGCATGAACAGATCCAGTAGTATTAGCTACACTACCAGTATAATCAACATCAAGATAGAATCCTATATTTGAACCAATTGTTGTATTAGCAGGCAATGGAGCAAAATATTGTAAGTTGTCTTGATAAATTAAATTACCATCAGCATATACTGGATATAAATTAGTAAGTTCAGAATCAGAACTTAATGTTTGACCGAATACAACACCAGAAGCATATCTACCTGGACCATTTGTCCAAGTGGAAGCCTTAGTGTACATCATAGGAGCAAGTAATTGATCGAGAGCGAGACCGCCAAAAGGAACTTGATAAGGTTCAAAACCGGCAGGAACTGCGCTTACTGGATAATTGTTAGTACTCATCGAGATTCTGATATATTTACTTAAATTTTTAAATGTACCAAATTCAAGAATCTTACCAGAAGCAAGAATATAACTATAAATATCGCCAATTCTACGAGCTATAAAATCGGGACTTGTAGGATCTAATGTCAAATTTTGAAATTGTTCGAGGTATTTTGGACGATTTTCTGTATCGCTATAATCACGAACTGCTAATGTAAAAGATCCCCAAGTTGATCCCGGAACTGTTCCGGCCAATTTTACATTACTAATTTCAATCTTATAAGATGTATTAGTATTTGTTCCATCACCAAGAGTCATTACTTGGAATAATTGGAATCTAGTTGTTTTACCATTTATACCTGCAACTGCTTGAGATGAAATGAAAGGAGTATTTGCATGATTTAAAGAAAATGCACTATCACCTTTTGTAGGTTGTAATGAATAAGTATCTGTAAATGTCATTGGAGCAATACTTCCAGTGAATATTGTTCCAAGTTGAATTGGAGCAGCAACTTGAACTAGCCAGTCATCTGGATTTGCATTTACTTCTGCGATAGTATCTTGGAATATTGAATATATATAAGCCGCTTCAATCTTTTGTCCCCGAACTTGTGTGGCGGGATTTCCTGCTGTAGGATCAGTTCCAAATACATTAGCAATATATTTATTGTCACCGGGATTCAATGAAAATTCATATTGTGCCCATCCACTACCAAGACTAGAAGATAATGACAATATATAATCTTGATATATACTGCTACTATTATTGTATAATACACTACTAGTTTGTATTGTAGAACCACTAAATCCTGGCGATGTTAATGTAGCATCTAGACTACTTGCTTGAGTATCAGCCAAAATTGCCAATATCTTTGTTACACCACTTCCCGTTACAAGATTTCCACAATTATCAAGTGAAGGACCGCCAGTTTGAAAAAATGTTCCATTGTACTTTCCAAAGTTACCGTTAATAGAACCGGCATTGAATTGGAATGTGGGAGAACTACATCCATTATTAGTTTGTATTGTAAACGATGAACTAATTAAGAGAGGACCTACTGTTTCCGCAGGATCTACTCCTCCGGCAACATAATCAAAAGGATCAGTTCCTCCTAACAATGAAGAAGTACTAGCAAAATATCCAGTTGCAATACTTCCGCTAGCAAACAACCAAGATAAAGATGATGTTGTAGGAATTGCTGAGGAAGTAAAAATAACATTAGCCGCGTAAGTAGTACCTGTGTTTGTAAATGATACAACTTGTCCATTAAACAATGTACTACCTGATGTAGATGTAGCTGCGGCTGGAGAATAGTTAATAGCTTTTCCATCTAAATTACTTGTCACCGTCGATGTTCCTATGGTACTGCCACTTATAGAAGAGCTCAATGTTCCTGACCCAGTTACATATGAGAATGATGCGCCGTTTGAGGTTATCACAGTAGCCGATGCATTATTATAAACATATCCGTTAGTAAATCCCGACATACTAATCGATGCTCCGACTACATAATTTAATATTGTTGATGCAGTAACACTGGCAGTAACGCCATTTATAACAGAAGCACTAATTATATTTCCAATATTAGTTGTAAGAGAGCCTGCTCCGGAAACAAATGTAAAATTAAACGAAGGATTACTAAATGTCATTGTGACGCTGCCGGTATAAGATCCGCTTATACTTGAAGTCGTTAAACTTGACAATGTTATTCCTTGGGGCCATGCACTTGCTGTACTTGTATAAGATCCGCTTGGGGAAATGAATGAATTACCGGCAATACAACCTTGGTCATCATTACGTTGCCATCTACCTTGATTAGCATAAATTATCAATGGATGATTTTGATTATAACCAGTTAACGCACCTACACGGACAACGGTTACAAATCCTTTTTGTTTAAGATATTCTGTTGCGGTATATGGTCCATAATAGGTTCCATCGGGAATACCGAATTTTGATTGTAAATCATTGACAGTTGTCAAAAGAGTAGGGCTAAATCCCGGTCCTTTTGGAAATGGTGCGACGATTACGGCACCGATATCGGCAACGCCTTGTGCGACACCACTTAAATCATTTTCTCTTGTAAATACTCCTGGACTTACAATTCTATTTTCTGGACTAAAGCGTCCTCCCTCAGTTATTGGCATAGTTTTTTTCCTTGTTTGTTGATATTATAGTTTATAAAAATCTAGTAATCTGTTTATAAATATAAATAAAAAAAGTCAAGATGATAATATTTATCAAATTTTTTATAAATATCTACCAAATGCCTTAACGTTCCACAATTGGCCTGCGGGATAATTTGATAACAATCTAATATAACCTGTTGATAAATCTGCTGACATAGTTACGG